TTACAAAATGCAGATTCCGTACATTCTTGGACAACAGCTATCTGATTGACGGCAAATATTGGATAGATGACTCTGCCGAAGATATGCAGGTGACTAGAAATGGATGCCGGAAGATGCTGAAACAGTTTGATGCTCTAACAGAAAACATAAGGAGGGCTGTTGGATGGGAAAATTGAAGATCAAAAAACCAAAAATCCAAAAGAACTCAATCCCGGCGCCACTTAATGTAACCAATTTTACAATGGAGCAGATATCCAGACAGACCGGAGTAAGAATTGAATCTCTTAAAGCATATTTGAACGCCAGAGAACAGGAAATCAAAGAGCAGTTTATCAAAGAATCACAGGAAAAGTTGTGGAAAGCTGAAGATTATATTGCTGTGGCAAATATTTTGATTTCTGTAATTGCAATCAAGAAAGCATGGGGATTCAAGAAAGCAAACCAGAATTTCATTGATAAGATTACCGAAGCTGAAAGATATGTTGAGGAAATCGGCGTTGAAGCAGCATATAAGGAAATTAAGGAAGAAATGGGATTGCAGATTGAATTTGATTCTTTTGATATTAACAAGGAATTTGGGTTTGGAGAAAACAAGGTAGTGCCAGATTCAGAATAACGGACAGGTAGCATTTGGTTAAATGAAAGTAGGACGAGAAATGAAAATTAAGTTAAAAGAAATCAGCAGAGACGATTTAAAGGTAGGAGAAACCGTTGGAATTGCCAGAACGGTGAATTGCGGGTGTTTATCGACGTTCCGACATAGAAAAATTATTCCGGTTAAGATTACAAGAATCACTCCAAAAAGAACCAAGATCGAAACAGATATATATGAAGAACATGGAAAAGGCGAAAAGTTTTACGAATACGATGAAAATGCCAGAAAAGAAAATGAACTTGCGGAGAAGTTTGTTCTGGTAAAGGATATGGAGTTTGAACTTAATCAGTTTGAAAACAAATATGGGCTGAAATGGATGGACGACGAAGATATTCTTGAGATGGCTGATTACGTAGAAAAGATAATGAAAATTTTAGACAAATACAGAAAGGAATAACGAATCCTCGGTAAACCGAGGCCATATCAAGATTAGCATGGTGAATTGATACGTAAATAAATACAGAAATCATGGAGGACTGCACAATAGCGTGTCAGTTGCTTACATGGGGAAAGTGAGGACGCAAAATGTTAATCAGAAGTCAGAATAAGGAAGTTTTAGCTACACTTGAACTTTTATTCGATATCGAAGTTTCGGGTGGAGTAATAAGTGCAAGAAGAGATATGGGATGGTGTTGCTTGCTCGGAGAATATTCCACCAAAGAAAAAGCCATGAAAGTACTGGATATGATTCAGGAAGCTTATATGAATTTCGAAGCATCAAAAATCATCAGTACAGGATTAGCTGGTGCGACGTACACGGGAAGTTATGATACTCCTGAAAGCGTAGCTGCTGGAATTAAAGTGCTAAAAGATTATACGGAATTAATAAGAGAATCAGTGGTCTTTCAGATGCCAGAAGATTCGGAGGTGGAAGCATGAGTGATGTAATGGAATTTATTAATGAAGATGGCACATTTAGTGCATACGATGATACCTATGACGTTGTAATACATTGTGAGACAGAAGAGGAACAGAAGAAAGTTATTGAGCGTTTGAAGTCTACTAACTGGATTCCTGCCAGTGCAGATGTGATAATATGGACAGTTATGAATATGCGGAGGAGTGTGAGGAATATGAAACAGGAGAATAAAATTGCAGAACTTAAACCTTGCCCGTTCTGTGGAAAAGAGATAGATACAGAGAAAAATGTATACATTCCAGAAAGAGACTGGGCACCGTCTTTTTACGATCCTGACAGTGGGGGAAATCCAATAGCCATTCACTGTGAATGCGGATTAACATTTTACACAGGAACATGGGATTGGAAGGAAGCTGTTGAAATATGGAACAGGAGGGTGAGAGATGAAGTTGATTGATTTATTGGCAACAATTGACGCAGATGTTGAGAGTGGCGAGAAAGTCCAGATATGCCATCCAGGAAGAAACTGGGAGGATTACGATGAATTTAGTGCCGGTTCAAAACTGTTGAAACCATTTTACGATTTAAAGGTAAAATCTCTATCTGCAATAAACACAGATGTGATTAGAGTTGACTTGGATTTTGATGAGAAAGGATGATGGGAATGCGTTTAATTGATGCAGACAAAATAATTGACTCTCTTGGAAATTCGGATATGGATTTTGCAATAGGTGCAGTTATTGACGAACAGCCGACAGCTTTTGATGTGGATAAGGTTGTGGAGCAGTTAAAAGAATTAAAAATGAGATACTTCTTAACAATTGCAAATACAGGCGATGCAGATAAAGATTGTGCTTACAAAAATATTGCAAATACAATTGATAAAGCAATTGAAATCGTGAAAGGCGGTGGAGTTGAATGAGTAGTGCAAGCGTAAGATTCGGAACAAAAGCGTATGTATGCGCAAGGTACTTTCTTAGACCGGGAAAGTGCTTCAAATACATGGAACAGTGTGGCGAAGATGCCACAGAACACATCTATGAGGTCATGGCATTATATCCTTATTGTGTATTATTAAGAGATACCAGGAACGGAGTCAGGACTTGCCCGGGATATAATACTTTAAGTCTGATGTTGAGAGGAAGTGAAATCGGTGAGTAAATCAGTATTAGTGACAGATACACCAGAGAATTGCGGAAAATGCAAATTTATAAGCGAATTTTGGTGCAGAGCAATGAATGGTAGGAGAGTTCCAAACAATGATGTGATTCCTGACTGGTGTCCATTGAAGCCATTGCCGGAGGAGAAAGAAGAGGAATATTGGAGAAGTAAACTTAGTCTTGCATGGATTCGAGGTTGGAACACTTGTATTAGCAAAATTAAAGGAGGAAACGCAGATGGTTGATTTAAGAAATACATGTATCTTGGCTAAGACAGAAGAAGAAAATGAAATGCTTCTCAAAGAAGCTGAGAAACAGGGATTTCATTGGTATTCGAAAGGCAATTGCAAACCATTACCAGGACAACATTTTCCAGACATTTTAAAATTTTGTAATAACAAAGATGTGGTGCACAGCGTACGTATCGGAGTAGAGTGTGATGCTTTCTACGAAGCTTCAGAACTCCTCGGGACAAAAGAAATGACGGCAAGAGAGTTTGCTAATCGTATTGCAGATATAAGCGATTGCAACGGAGGTTGTTCAGAATGCGTATTGTACTACACGAACACTAAGTGTAACTGTAGTTTGTGTAATACATGCAACTGGAAAGATGGCATTGATGAACTTATTGAAATTGTGAAAACAGGAAAAGTGACAGTTTCTACACCTGAAGAAAAAGCAATTGAAGATATTGAAAATTTATCGAGAATCCAGACCGTACAGCGTTGAATGATGAATTTGTAGAGTCATTGAAGCTTGCAGTGGAGAAGTTGAAAGAGGTGACAAACTATAAACAGTCAAGGGGTTTTAAAAAATTTTTTGAATTGTAAAAAAGGGTAACCTTAATAAGCCATCTGAACATACCGTATTTCAGATGGATATAGTCAACTTTGAAGAGTTGGATTTAATGAAGCTTTTGAGTATTAAAGTCTATATCTAGCCTCTCCAATGCATAGATGACTCTAATTAGCTTCTTTGCGACATGAGTAATGGCTACTCGGTGCGGTTTGCCTTCTCCACGTTTCTTGGAGTAATAAGTTGCAAATGTCATATCAAAACGGATTAATGGAAGGCAACAATTTATCAATGTATAACGAAGTTGAGAAGATCCACGCTTAACCATTCTTCCACCGTGAGATTCGGTGCCTGAATCATTTACGCCGGGCTCTATCCCGGCAAACGCAAGCATCTGTCCGGGATTGGAGAAATTAGATATATCTCCGTACTCGGAATAGATTACAGCAGCAGATAAAGAGCCTATTCCAGGAATAGACATGTAGTGTGGATGAACCTCTTCAATCAGCTTGTTTATTTCTTTTTCAATAGTATCAATCTCTTTTGCAAGGGACTTATACAAGGATAAGAGGCTATTTAGTTCTACATCAAAGATAGAATTATTTACACCAACAGTATTTGCTGCTAACGCTTTTAGCTTCAGGAATTGCTGAGGCGAAAACTTGCCTCTGGACAATGAGCGAAGTTTTTCATAAGAAGCTGAATTCATGCGAGCCATCTTTTCTGCAGAACCATAGTTTTCAAGCAGATACAAAGCAGTTTTTGAAAATCGCTCATTAAAGAATGGCTTGAATTCAGGAAATGTGTGATCAAGCACATTTGTGATTTTGACAAGATAGAAAGAACGTTGTCGGATAAGTTTATCGCGTAAACGAGTTAATGACTTTAAAGAGTAAGCGTGGTAAAATCCTTTTGAATGGGGTTTGTACTCAACGGTCATTAACCAACGAGCTATTGATTCGCAGTCAACAGAGTCGGTTTTTGTACGCCTTAGTGTCTTTGATTTCTTGTATACGCTGATAAGCACAGGATTTACTTCCATGAAGGTTAGGAGAGAACTTTCAAGGAAGAGTTCAAGATTGAGAGCATAATGGGCAGTTGATTCAAACCCTATTCTTATGTCCTCAGGATTAGATAGAGAGTTAATGATGGTGAGTAGTTCATCAAAGCCGGCTTTATTATTTTTAATAGTGACTTTAGAAACTACTTTTTGATCAGCTGCAGAAATGATGCAGCAATCATGTTTGTACTTGGAAATATCAATTCCAATAAAGTACATTGACATAGGTTTATACCTCCTGATAAATATTTTGAGCACTGCTGTCTTCCACAGAGAATTCGGCTGTGTAATCACGTAAATAGAAACGTCGATGCGTTAACAAACTAATTAACAGTAATAGACGAAAAGCTGTGGTCTGAGTCACCTCGTACCAGTCAAAGCTGTAATTAAATAGATACAGATCCACAGTGCCTTTTCAAAATATATCAGAGATGGAAATAAATACCCAGTGTTAACTGGGAGAAAGGAAAAATCCAATTACCATCTAAGATAATTGGATTATACGTGGAGTAAATGAATAGATGGACTGAAAGATTTAATAATGATGGCGAAAAAGCTATTGCAATACATGACGGAAGTGATTTTCCAAATGTTTGTTTCGAGGGAGAAAGAGAATATGATGTAATGGATGCGCTTGCCGAATACGAGGACTTAGAAGAACAGGGCTTGCTTGTGAGATTGCCGTGTAAGATTGGAGACACGGTTTGGGTGGTAACATCGCCAATTAATGTGTTTGGTTATGATGAATATGATGGAGATGCGGAATATGAAGTATATGAATCTTTTTTATCAAGCGTATCTTATTATGCGTCTGGAGAACAATTCAGAATTTACGCAAAAGTAACGAATAGTTTTATTGTGGCATACTTTAGAGAATGTGATTTTGGAGAATCTATATTCCTCACCCGCGAAGAAGCCGATAAGAAGTTGGAGGAGATGAAGAAATGAATAGCAAACCTGCACCAGACATAACGCCAAACCTTGCTATATCAGCATACCACGTACTACAGCAATATTGTACTGGACAGCCAGCGGA